AAATACAAAGTCACCAACTGAAAGCAACGCATCAGCACCTGGGTATGTCACACCAGTAGCGGTGATTTCGACATCAGTGCCAGTGTAAGAATTATCATCAAGCTCAGAGTGAATCGCGGCAACAAGTAAATCTTTTGTTTGCTGAAATACCTCTGTCGATAACTCTGCCGCTTGCTCAGAGCTGGACTGAATATTTTGCTTGCCGTTTTGTGAATTGCTGAGTGTGTTTGAAGTCGTTGAGCTGATTGATTGCTTTGGAGCGCCGCCAACTCGTTTAACTTTAAAAAACTCAGGTGTCGCGTCAACTGCGCCTTTTGTTGTTTGAGCTGATAGGTAGACGCTAATATCTTCGCCTACCAACTCTCTATCTGTCACTGTAGTAGCCATTATAAAATTTCCTCGTAGTAGCCGTTGACATTAACGTCAACTCTGTAAAATTTTGAATCTGTTAGTTTGCCAACAACGTCAATAGTCGCTGTTTGCGTTTTGTATTCGTTGATCTCAACCTTTTCAAAAATGTTAAGTATCTCTGATACGGTTGTCATTATATCAGCTCTAGCAACTCTGTCAGAATTTGGAACGTTAACCGAAATCGTGTGAACAAAGTACTGCCTAATGCAACGCCTTGTGTCTGCCGCTGTTTGCTGTCTTAAACCCAAAGCTGTCGATTGAATCAAGTGCTTTTTGGTCTTTGTTGCTTCCACACCTCGATCAAGGTTTACAACATCATCAACTAAATAGCCATCTGGCAAGTTATTAGCAAGTCTTAACTGCATTGTCCTTGTTAAGCCTTTTGCATAGCTAACCCCGTGCGTATTGCTATCTATGAGTAAGTCTTGACCATTTGAAACAAATAATAATGTCATTTATTAACCGCCGCTTGTATTGTTAAGCTTAGCGCCTTTGGTGGCGTTTGCTTAGAGTAACCAGTTTCCATGATTCTATAAGCATAAGGTAAATTATTTTGCACATAGATAGTTGGGTACTTAATGGGCTTTGCTGTCGCTATAACACTGAATGCAGCGTTTATTGTCGAGTTGCCTGTTAAGTCCTCACTATCCACTTCCGAACTGTCAGGAGTGCCAACGCTTGCAATGAAATTAGCCCTCAACATACCTTTATCAACCGCCGCTTTCCTAACAAGCTCTTGCTCAATATGTAAAGCAGTTTCCCGAGTCTCTTTGTTAACTGCATCGGCCAAAAAGTCCGATACGTCAGCGTTAGACTCGTTGCGCCCTGCCATTAAATAACCACCCGAACAAAATAAGCAGCATCAGCCGCATCGCTCATTACTTGTACTATTTCACGGTCTGCACCGTCATAGCTGCAAGAATAACTTGCATCAAAGTCATCAGGTACAGGTGAAGCATCAAGAATGGCTAGATAAATAGTACTGCCAGTAAGCTCGCCGAACACCTTTTCCGCTGTCTCTATGTCAATCGGTATAGCGCCAACAGTTTCACTGAATTTTGTCTCAGTGTCTGCGATTGGGTCATAACCAATATCTTTTTTTATGGTGAACGGTAGCAGCATATCTGAGAATTCATTAAACAAACTAGCCGCCGCATTTTGAAATTCAGCTTTAGTAACAGCCATTAGCTGTAACCCTTGGCGACCATAAAGCCGCTACCAGATAGCGTTGACACATCAAGATAAGTTTTTAAAAGTAACTCTATGCGTGTCGTGTCGTAAGTGTAGCCAGTTGTTGCGCCGTCACTGTAAACAGTTTCAGTTTCTAGCGTACCTAGTCTTTTACGCTCTTTGGTAATGTTAGATTTATTTGCATCAGCAGGATTTATAAACAAAGTTCCTGTTAGTGATTGCCACGCCGCCTGAAACGCACCTTTTGAGACGTCTGGTATCTCTACCTCAGTTGTTGGCAATGCCATTGGCTGAGTGCTGTTTAGCTTAGCGCCTTTAAACTCAAATGTTACATCAATATAATAAAGCGAGCTTTCAATAAGCGCCGCTTCAATCTGTTCATCCGTGTAACTTGTGTAATCACGCGCTAAAGCATCAGCTTGAGATCTAAACTCTGCAAGTGTTAAGTAAGAATTTG